GGTAGATCGATACCAGCGTGTATTACATTTACTCCTCATAATTGATAATAGGTAAAGGAGATTCACTGTAGCGTGCAAACAGATAATTTAAGTTTCTAAACCGCGATTTGAACTGGCGTAAAGCCATTGGTGATGGTTCGACAATATTCACAACACCAAGTAAGCTTGATTCTGGAATTCCAAGCTTGATGGGGTCCAAACCCAAGGTTTTTAAAAACCTAAAACGATTGGGATACCTATGTAAGTAATCCTCAATCCACTGAGTGGAGATTTCATGCTCATGAATCAAATCTTGGACCAACTCCAACCATTTTAGAGCACTCCTGCCACCCAGTGATGACCACAACTGTCCCAAAGCCCTGGCGCAAGTAGTTTGAATGTCGTCAGGCTTACGTTCTGGATATATGAAGGACGCAATGATGGTGTCCTGTGGCTTAAAAGCAACACCATCGATTGTAATATCCAAGAAAATGAACGTTGATTGAACTTGTGGTCACCCAACTTTTATCTGTGTTTAGAATTAGACCAAACTTCTCTTCTAATAAGGAAGCAACATCGGTCAAATTCACGGGTCCTTCCACTACAATGAAAGAGTCATCGCCCATGTAAATGTCGGCGAAAGGAAGAGATCCAGTGGTATGAAATACGGCATACCGCGATACTATCGCATTGATCAAGCTGTCGACGATATTAGTCCATCCCGAACCTGATGGCACACCACCCTGCTTCATGAAACGCTGGCCAGTGTTCAAACGTATGGGTGTATTTATAAAATAACGCATAACACGTTTGAAACGAGACAAGCTCAGCTCAGCGTCCACTTCCCAAATAACTCCATCCGAACTTTCGACTCTTGACATGTCAAAGCAGTCAGCTAGAATGGAGAATGCATCTCGAATCAACCATGGTGGTACAGTTTTGTCGAACATCTTGAAATCGTTAATCATGAAACTGGCCCCATGAGGAGCACGATTACACATTTCATTGACGTACTGCATTCCACCGTTTGCCATCTCAAGGCCATAGGCGATTGGAAAATCGCGATCAGAATCCTTGAGGTATCGCATCAACGGATATATCCATCTTGCCTCTTCAGAAAACACAGTAAGCGGGTAGCCAAAAACGGCTCTTATCTTATTAGTATCCGACTTACAAATCTGTGCTCTGTAAAAGATCATGGTGTCTGGCAAGTGATGTACTCTACCAGCAGCAGCGGCGTACCACGTGCTCATTATCTCGTCTCTGCAAGCGGCTGATTCAAGAACTTCCCCCTTGGTTTTGAAACCTAGTTCACGGTAAGGTAAACCAGGACTTTTGTCTTTCGGGAATTCAGGTGCGGCCCATGCTCCGCCTGTGGTGAATGGGATGATTTTCTTCGTTGGTACAATATCTTCACGTAATGATTGTAACACTGCAAAATAGGTGGGATCACGTTTTATCATCGAAACGTGCGGTCTATCAAACTTGAGGAAATCTTCGTTCATCTCGTTCGATGTCAATCTCGCCCTATGAAATTTGCTAGTGATATCATCAACAACTTTGTCACCAAAATGTTTTCTGGTGAATGCTTCGGCCACTTTGTCAGTGCCTGCGCATCTTAGATCGACTGGATAACCCTCCCTTGGAGGTAAGGTTTTCAAATGCTTAACTTCGTCACTCATAATACTCGG